AAAGTCAAATTAAATTTTTGGAAGAACGCTTAGCGCACAATCAAAAAGAATTTGATAAAGCCGTTGCAAGCAACCGCCGGTATCAAGAAATAATACTGGAGCAACGCGGCATCATCGGTTTCTTGGAAGGCAAGATTACAAAACTAACAGAGCTAATGGACGAGGAGTAACAATGACAGCAAGAACAAAAACACCCATACCCCGCCGCATCCGTGTCGGGGCCAGACAGTACTCAGTTGACATCGTGGAGACCATGCTGCGCAAACGTGACATGGCGCGGGTCTACTACGACGACAAGAAGATCGAGCTTGGCCAGTTCAGCAATGTGTCCGGCAAGAAGTTCGACGACGACCGAGTACAAGAGAACTTCTGGCATGAGGTAACTCACGCCATCCTGCACGACATGGGCGAGCACAGGCTCAACGGCAACGAGAAGTTTGTAGTCGAGTTCTCTAAGCGCTTATCACAAGCAATCAAATCAGCGAGGTTCTAATGAAAGCAGTAACGTGGAGTCACAGTGCACTGAAAGACTTTGAAGGATGCCCACGCAGGTATCACGAGGTCAAGGTTCTCAACAACTTTCCGTTTCAGGAAACTGAGGCTACATATTACGGCAAGGAGTTTCACACTGCTGCTGAACTTTACATCCGAGACAGCACACCCCTGCCCCCACAGTTTGACTACACCAAGGACGTACTCGATGCGCTGATAGCCAAGCCCGGCAGGAAGCTATGCGAGTACGAGATGGGCATCATGCCCAACTTAGAACCGTGTGACTTCAACGACAAGGGTAGGTGGGCGCGGGGTATTGCCGACTTGCTCATCATTGATGACGAGAACCTAACAGCGTGGGTGGTGGACTACAAGACCGGCAACAACAAGTACCCCGACCGCGACCAGTTAAGACTCATGTCTTTGATGGTCTTCAAGCACTTCCCCCACATCAGAAAGATCAACTCAGCGTTGCTGTTCGTTGTCAAGAATGATATGGTCAAAGCCAGCATGACCGTGGACGAAGCGGATGCTGAGTGGTGGAAGTACCGTGAGCGTGTAGCCAAGCTAGAAGCTTGTGCTGCATCCGGCGTATGGAACCCCAAGTCCTCTGCGCTGTGTCCGTGGTGCCCAGTTAAAACGTGTGAGTTCAATCCAAAACATTAGGAGGCAGTATGGGAAGACGAGACAGCATCATTTACCGCGTTGCGCGAAAAGCACTGGCGGAATATGATGCCGAGCACCCTTTAGACGATGGCGAGTGCGAAGCGTGCGCGGCTACAAGCACTAGGCTTTATCGAGTCAGAGCGCTGGACACTTTACTGAACGCGTTTGAGGATAAAGTTGATACCCTTGTTCTTGATAAAGACGTAGACGGGACACACTATCTTGACTACGATCTTAAACAAGAGTGGGTAGAGTTTTCATTACAAGACGATAACTGCACGATTTTATGTGGCGACTGCCGCACGCATTATCGCAAAGCAAGAAAACAAGTTCTTCGAGAAAGCGGCGTAATAACCGAATTGGAAATGACAAAACTCGCACACGACGCAGGCTTTACAAGAACGGATTTAATGTCGATAGGGTTACCCCTCTTCAACTACACAAGGGCAATTGAAAATTTTCACGGCATAAAGGAGTAAATGATGGCAACAAAGAGAAATTACAAAGCGGAATACAAGCGTGACTTGGAGACAGGTAAGTCTGGCCCCGACTCAGCGCAGTCAGAGCGCCAGCGAGCACGCAAGGCTTATGACGCTAAAGGCATTGACAGAAAAGGTAAAGACATCGACCACATCAAGCCGCTAAGAGCAGGTGGTAAGTCCACGACAGGTAACTTGAGACTGCGTGCTAAGAAAGCCAATCAAGGCGACAACAAATAAAAACCGATGGAGAAGCAACTTGGAAATCCTTGAAGACAAGGCACTAATATTCAGAACTAGAAACCCCGAAAAGTACAGCATCATTCCTAAACACAAAGTCATTGAACGTGATGACGGTGGGTACGATGTTGCTGTCTACTGGGGACTAGACGAATGTAGGGTGCTACGCAACCTCGGCGTGAAAGATGTGCCCTCGCCAATCACACGCAAGTACAAGTGGCCGGGTCGTTACAAACCTATGGCACATCAGATCGAGACTGCTGCGTTCTTGACCATGCACCGCAAGGCGTTTGTGTTCTCCGAACCCGGCACAGGCAAGACACTATCGGCGCTGTGGGCGGCTGACTATCTGATGCAACGCGGTGAGATACGCAGGTGTTTGGTTCTTTGCCCTCTGTCCATCATGCAGTCTGCATGGCTGGCAGACTTGAGCAACAGCATCATCCATCGCTCTGCCATCGTCGCTCACCATACGCAGGCTAGTCGCCGCATCGAGATGATTCAACAAGACTACGAGTTCGTCATCGCTAACTACGACGGCTTGAACCTGATAGCGGACGAGATCAACGCGGATGGCCGCTTCGACTTAGTTATTGTTGATGAGGCTAACGCATACAAGACAGTGACAACAAGGAGATGGAAGTCTCTCAAGTCCATCATCAAACCCAGCACACACGTATGGATGATGACTGGTACACCTGCATCGCAGTCACCAGCAGATGCCTACGGCTTGGCCAAGATCGTCAACCCCGAGGGCGTACCCAACTTCTTTACATCATGGCGCGATAAGGTGATGAACAAGATTACGCTGTACAAGTGGGCGGCAAAGCACAACGCTGCCGATCTTGTGCATGAAGCACTGCAACCAGCGATACGCTTCAGCAAGGCACAGTGCCTTGACTTACCACCAGTGCTGACCACCACACGCGAAGTGCCACTTACACCACAGCAAGCCAAGTACTACAACCTGCTCAAAGAACGTATGCTGGTGCAAGCCGCAGGCGAAACAATCAGCGCAGTCAACGCTGCCGCTGGTGTGAGTAAGCTGTTGCAGATCAGTTGTGGTGCTGTGTACACCGACGAGAAGGAAGTCGTTGAGTTCGATGCCGCCCCACGCCTTGGTGTGCTGGAAGAAATCTTGGATGAGACTACACGCAAGGTCATCATCTTCGCGCTGTTCAGGTCAAGCATCGACACCATACAGAGACACCTGACCAAGAAGAACATTGCCAACGAGTGCATCCACGGTGGTATCACACCCAGTAAACGTGCCGACATCATCCACCGCTTCCAGCACGAGCCAGACCCTCGCGTATTGGTAATGCAGCCGCAGGCTACAGCGCACGGCATCACGTTGACTGCGGCAGACACGGTAGTTTTCTTCGGCCCACTGATGAGCGTAGAGCAGTACATCCAGTGCATTGCACGGGCTGATCGCAAGGGACAGAACTCTGACAAGGTGACTGTCATCCACATTCAAGGCTCACCCATTGAGCGCAAGATGTTCAAAGCATTGGAGGGAAAGGTAAGTGAGAACTCACTCCTAACTCAGATGTTTGAGATTGAAATAAATTCTTGAAAGGAGTTGCAAAACAAACGTAAACGTGTAAACTGTCCAACCTTAGACAAACAATAAAACAGGAGAAGTAATGGAAGACACCAACATTCCGCTCGACAAACTCGTGAAGATTTACCGTAAGATAAAAATGGAAATCGACACCATGACCCAAGAGTACGACACCAAACTGGAAGTGCTCAAGGGTCAACAAGACGAAATCAAATTCGCCATCAAAGATCAGATGAAGGCGCTGGGCGTCTCATCTGTCAAGAGTCCCTTTGGGACTGTGTCCATGATGCTGAAGACTCGCTACAACACAAACGACTGGTCGTCGTTCAAGGATTTCATCCTTGAGCACAGCGCAGTTGACTTGCTGGAGAAGCGTGTTGCTCAGACCAACATGGCACAGTTTCTTGAAGAGAACCCGGGGGTCGTACCGCCGGGGTTGAACTCAGTTACTGAGTTTGAAATCCGTATCACCAAACCAACCAAGTGAGCTTTTTATATGACAAACATAACGCTTTTTTCGTCTGCAAACGTACCTGCATTTGCTCGTAACAACGAGTTGTCCGACACCGCTAAAGCCCTCACAGGCGGCAGCGTATCCAACAGCGTCAAGCGCATATCCATCAAGGGTGGTGTGTTTCGTTTATTAGCAGGGGGCAAAGAAGTTGCCGCTATTGATGACCGCCATCTGGAAGTCGTCATTGTGAAAGCTGCCCCCAAACTCAGCCGCATTTTTTACGCCGCAGCATATGACGCCGAAAACATTGTCCCTCCTGATTGCTGGAGCAATGATGGTTAGCGCCCTGACGCTAGTGCTGAGAACAAGCAGTCTGAGACTTGCATGAGTTGCCCCAAGAACATCGCGGGTTCTGGCCAAGGTAATAGCCGTGCTTGCCGTTTTCAACAGCGCCTTGCTGTTGTGCCAGCCAACAACATCGCTGGGGATGTGATGCAGTTGACCCTGCCTGCCACTTCAATATTTGGTAAGGAAGAAGGGGACAAGCGTGCGTTACAAGCCTATGCACGCTACTTGGCGGTGCAGAATCCTCCGGTCAATCCTGAGCAGATCGTCACCGAGATGCGCTTTGATACCAAGGCTGAGTCCCCCAAGCTGTTCTTCAAGCCTGTGCGCTGGTTGACTGATGAGGAGTATGAAGTCATCAAAGCCCAAGGCGAGACCGATGAGGCCAAGCGTGCAGTTGTAATGACTGTGGCGCAGAGTGATGGTGTAAGAGCCAACGCTCCCAAAATGGTGCTGGCTGGCGTACGCCCTATGGGTGAGTTGACCAAGGAAGAAGACGCTCCCGCGTATGAGCCAATTGCCGCTAAAGCCAAAGCGAAAGCAAAGCCCGTGGTCGATGCGGATGATGAGCCTGAAGTCCGCAAGGATGCCGCCAAGCCGTCCGCTGTGCCTGCCAAGAAGGGCAAGCTTGCTGACATCGTGTCCGACTGGGATGATGAGTAATTAAACGGGGGCTTCGGCCCCCATCTTCAGGAGAAACAATGAGCACATTTGGAACAAACCCACACATACTT